CCTGGTACTAATAACGTTGGTGGGTCTATTCATACTGTACAGACTGGATCGTCAACTTATTTGATGTTGTCAGCATATTTTCCAGTAACAATGGAAGCTGTGCCTGCTGTGACGATATACCATCCAACTACTGGTGCAACTGGACAATTTGCAGCAGATAGTGGTACCGTAAGTGCAGTTGTTCATGAGATTGGGGAAAAGAGTTTAACTGCTAGAGTTAATAATGTGCCTGTCTCGACTAATGTTTTTGTTTCTGCGCATTTTGTTGCAGTAGCAGGTTTATAAGAAAGATTTTAATATGTATAAATTACATGATTTTCCAGGTATGATTCGCAATATGCATACCATGGCGGATTTTCCTGAAACAGATGATTGCGCTGAATATATTAAGTATAGAGAGTGGCTGGCTGATGGTAATACACCATTACCTCCCGATAGCAAATCGCCATTGCAGGAAATTGTGCAAATAGAAAGTAAAAATCCAGTTACTCATCGTATGTTGCGTGAACTGACCCTTTCTGTTGCTCAAATTGCTGCCGCTATTACAGGTAAAGCGCCAGAAGAAAATCCTGCTGTGCGTGATATTTTGGCAATTGAAACTCAAATTGCTGTGCTTCGCCAACAAGCAAAAGATCAAGGATTAATTCCATGATCTTCTTGTTTCTACTTTTACTGAAGCCTGCGCTTGAGTGTGTAGAGGCTAAGAAATATTATCATATTTGGGCAGTATTTCCTGCATTCTTTCTTGATGTTTTTATAGCGCATACTACTTGGGCTTTGGTGTTTGGTATGCCGCGAAAGGGTGAGTGGACAATCAGTGATACTTTAGAACGAATTATCACTGAGTACGCTGATCCTAGAATTCAATTAGCTATTGAAATTGCAAGAGAAATTAATAAGGTTTCACCTACCAAAGATCATATTCGCGCTCTAGTCAAGTTGGAAAGTTTGAATTCAGTCATTAAATAATCTAAAGGATTACACTATGGAACTAATTATTCAACGTCTTAAAAGCAAGACATATCATGTTGCTATTGTTGGCGCATTGCTAACTATTTTAGAGACTAATAGCGGTCTTATCAGTCAGTTTTTGCCAGTCGAATATCGCAATTATGTTGTACTTGCTTGGCCCGTTCTTATGATTACACTGCGCGAAGTAACAACTGGCGCATTATCGGACAAATAATGATTTGTGATAAATTTATACTCAAAGGTACACCAACATTCAAACTATATGATGAATTTGGTGTACTTAAACACGAGTTTACGAAGCCAAATTTGATTGTAGTGACTGGGCGTGAATGGATTGTTAAACGTCTTTCCAGTAGCGCAGATAGTTTGATGTCACATATTGCTATTGGTAGCAGTAATATCACTGTAGGCGCTGGTAATACTGCTTTAGGCACAGAAACAGGTCGAGTTGCAATGGCTACGTTTGGTGGCGTACAGACAGGCCCAACTATTCTTTACACGGCTAATTTAGGCCCAGGTGTTGGTACTGGCACTGTGGCTGAAGCAGGTGTTTTTAACGCAGCATCTGGCGGCATCATGCTTTCTCGCGTTTCATTTACTGCATTTACAAAGGCACCACTTGATACTATGTATGTTGAGTGGCTGTTCACACAGGGTTAACAATAAAAATGACGAATTCAATTCGCAGAGATTTTAGAACAGAGATGGTGTCGTCTCTATCCTCGGACATTCAATATAATCGGGCAAATTACTACTATTTTCTTGGTAAGGTAGAACCTTGGGCGATCAATAATGACGAACCTAATGGTGGTATGATTGTTGACTCTGACTACGAAAATACGCGAATTCGCGCAAATATGTTGTTTTTGAAAAAAATTACATCAAGCGATATTTCGTTAGTCACAAAACGTTATCAGTGGGCGGCAAATACTGTATATCACACTTGGGATCATACGCTTAATATGGGTGATCTTGCATTCTATGTTATTACATCAACTAATGATGTGTTTAAGTGTTTGTCAAACAATGCAAATGCACCATCAACAGTTGAGCCATCGGAAAAATCAGTATACCCTGTTACTACTGCGGATGGCTACATCTGGAAGTTTATGTACAGCATACCGTACTTTAAAGTACGCCAGTTTATTACAAACGAGTATATACCTGTTCAAAGAGCACTGTCTGACACATTTTATAAACGTGGCGCTGTAGACTTTGTTAATGTAGTTGAAGGTGGTAGTGGATATACTAATGGTGATACGACATATACAACAGTTACTGGTGCAACAACTGGTGGTGGCTTTATAGCTACAGTAACAGTAGGTACTGCTGGTGTTATTACTAATGTTAATGTCACAAATGGTGGTACTGGATACATATCAGGCGCTCGTCTCGATATTACGAGTGCAGGGGGTGTAGATGCTGTACTAGAACCCGTTATTGTTGGTGGTGTGATTACGACTGTGACTATTACAAACGGTGGATTCGGATATTCAACAAATGATGTTGTTAATGCAGTTTTAGGTGGAGCAATTGTTGATGTTTCTGTAGATTCGAATGGAACTATTGTAAAGGCAACTATTACGGATGCTGGTATTGGGTATGTAGGAAATCCAACTATCAATGTTATTTCCCCTGTTGGTACTGGTAAGTACGGAAATGCTAATGCTATTTTACAAGCTGTTGCGTTTCAGGGGTCTATTCAGCACGTGAATATTATTGACCCAGGTATCGACTTGCAGCAATCAACACTAACTACTATTGCTGTTGCTGGTGATGGTAGCGGCGCAGTGTTTACGCCTGTCATTAAAAATGGATCGCTTGTTGATGTGATTGTTGAAAGTGCAGGTAAAAACTACACTTACATCAGTTTAACTTTAATTGGTACTGGTACCGGTGCGGTTATGTCGCCTAGTTTGATTGCATCTGATTACACATCTACACAGTCATCAGTTGAACAGACTGCGATTCCAGGTGCAATTTATGCAATTAAGGTCACTAATCAAGGTAATAGCTATTCGTCACAAGCAACCGTTGTTATTGATGGTGATGGTACGGGTGCAGAAGCCGTAGCAACAATCATTGGCGGATCGATTACAAAGATCACAATGACTAGTTACGGTAAAGGATACACCGACGCACGTATAAGCATTCAAGACCCGCTCAGAATCGTTTCTGCGGGTGTTGTTGACATGGCTGCATATGCCTGCCTGCCTCCAGTCAATGGACATGGCTTTGACGCGATTACAGAGCTTTACGGCGAGACACTTGCAATCAACACAACTCTTCGCAATGAGACTGCACTTACTGGCCTTTTACAGGATTATCGTCAATATGGCATCGTTAAAAATCCATCATTCTTAAACACAAAAAACGTGTTTACAAATGACTATGATTTGCTTGCATATTCAGTGCAATTCAATAATGTTGTTGATTTAGTTATTGACGAAGTTTTACTGTTCGGTGTTATCAAGTATCGCGTCGTTAAAATCAGCGGCAACGTTGTCACACTTCAGTCATTAAGTACAACTGTTGCAAACCCTATTGGTGTTTTAGTTGCTGAATCAAACAGTTCTAGAGTGTATAGCGGCGTTAAATTACTTTCTATTCCTGTCAGTAATAAATATACAGGCAAGCTACTTTACATAGCAAATGAAGACCCGTTCTCTTTCACACCTGAGCAGGGTATCGTAATTAAAACATTTTTGAAATTCTAGAATAAATGTCCACAGACCTCAATATCCAACCCTATTATGATGACTTTAATGCGTCAAACGGGTTTCATCAAATTTTGTTTAAACCTGGCACTGCTGTACAGGCGCGTGAGCTTACGCAAATTCAGTCAATGCTGCGTGATCAGATTGCAAAATTTGGTAGCCATGTATTCAAACATGGCAGCGTCGTGTTGCCAGGTAATTCGAGCAGCGACTTAAATGTTTGCTACGTCAAATTAGCCAATACAACTGTTGATCCTTCTACTTTAGTTGGTCGTGTTGCCGTTGGTACAAGTGGTCTTCGAGGCTTGATTCGTGCTGGTGTTGCACAAGGTAGTGAGCCTGCAAAGCTATACGTTTCTTACTACAACACCGGTAACGGTGGTGAGGCTGTATTTGGTGAAAATGAAGTGCTGACTATCACTGGCGCATCAAGTCAAATTACACTCACTACATCCTCTTCTAACGCTACTGGTGCTGCATCCATGGCTATGATTAACGAGGGTGTTTTCTTCGTTAACGGCTCGTTTGTGGAAGTGTTGAAACAATCTGTCGTTATTGGTGACACTGCAACACCATCATGCCACGTGCTACTTAAAATTGATGAAACCATTGTTACTGCTGATGCTGACACTTCGTTGCTTGATCCTGCACAGGGCACAAATAACTACGCTGCGCCAGGTGCTGACCGTCTCAAAATTAAGCTGACGTTAGTTACACTTCCTTTGGGCACAACGTTTGGTAATGACTACATCGAAATTATGCGTTTCGATAACGGCGAACTGCTTGAGCATCTTCGCTATGCGCAGTACAACGAATTAGAAAAATCACTTGCACGTAGAACATTTGATGAGTCTGGAAACTATGTTGTTTCTGGTAATGAAGTGTTGCCCAAAGAACATTTAAAAAGTGAATTGAATGGTGGTAAATTTTTAGCTGCTGACGGTGGGGATGCATCAAAAATGATCTATCGCGTCACTGCTGGTAAAGCGTATGTGAGTGGTTTCGAAGTCGAAAAAATTGCACCTGTTGACTTGGTTGTTGATAAGGCGCGTACAACAAATACTATCACTGCAAACATCGTACCGAGCTATGGCAAATACCTGTATGTGTCTAATTTGGTTTCATTGCCTAACTTTGCAAATCGCGAAACACTGACTCTATATAACGCAGCATCTGGTGGTTCAGTTATCGGAACTGCGACTGCGATTGCTATTGATTTTGAAGAAACAAACAGCACAAACAACAACCAAATTTACAAGCTGTTTTTGTCGTCTATTACTATCAACACCGGTAGTTCAATTGCTGATATTGGTCGCGTCACTTTCTCTTCTGGCGCTGCTAATGTGTTGCAAAAATTTGTAGTGTCTAAAACTACAAATTCAAACTTTGCGATTGACGAGATTGTTACGTCTGGTACTCGTAATGCAACCGTGCATAAGTTTAGTGAGCCTGAAGGTGTATTGTATGTGCGTAAACATAGCACATCACAAACTCCAGTTACGGGTGATACATTGAGTGCGCCTTCTACCGCAAGTGCAAAGGTTTCTAGTATCGATGCGCTTGGAAGAAACGCTCTGGACACAACACTTATTGAGTTACCTTCTACGTCAACTTACCGTGTTAAAAACGATCTAAACCTTTCTGACATTACCTACAAAATTTACTACCAAACTACAGTAAACATTGTTGGTGGTGATGGATCGTTCTCTGTCACTGGTATGACTATTGATCCTAAAGAAGTGGGTAACTTTATCATCACTTCTGCTGCTGGTGTACATCCACTTTCTGCAGCAAGTGTTGCATCCGATGGTTTGTCTGTTACGTTCTCTGGAATTAGCCCAGCAAGCACAACACTAAATGTTGTTTGTGCTGCTACAAAAATCGGCTCTAACGGCGCACCAAAAACTAAAACGTTGGTGTCATCGTTTAGTCAAAGTGGTTTAGCGGCAGCAACTCAAGTTCAGTTATCCATGGCTGACGTTATCCGTGTGCGCTCTGTAGTGTCTACAGTAGATGGTGACGTCACAAATCGTTATCGTTTAGACGGTGGGCAGCGTGATTATGCTTACTTGCGCGGTATCCTTGAGTTGGTTGGTACTTTACCTGCTGGCACATTGACTGTGACATACGATTACTTCAACCACAACGCTGGTTCTGGTGATTATTTCTCTATTGATTCTTACGAGTCTGCAGGTATCGCTAACTACTACGATGCATCATTTTACAACTATGTTTCGCCTAACACCGGCAAGTCTTACGACTTACGTGATTGCTTGGATTTCAGACCACGTGTAGGTATTGATGGTACGTTTACTGGTGTTGGTAGTTCGACAATTTACACACCGCAAATTGACTCACGAATCACAACTTCGTTGCAGCAATATGTTGGTCGCGTAGATGCTGTTGCTATCGAAAAAAATGGAACGATTCGCACGTTTTTAGGTGCGCCTTCTATGACTCCAGTAGCACCATCTGTTGATAGTGAAATGCTGCATATTGCATCTATTCATGTACCACCATATACGTTCAAAGCTAATGATGTAAAAGTCATTAAACAGAATACTCGTGTGTACACGATGAAGGATGTTGGCGCACTTGAAAAACGTATCGCAAACATCGAAGACTTGGTGCTGTTAACTGAAGTTGAGCAGTCGATTGTTAACTACGATGTTGTAGATGCAAACACAGGGTTGTCTCGCTTTAAGAGTGGATATTTGGTTGATAGTTTTAGCAACCCAGATAAGATTTCTTTGATTGACGATCCTAAGTTTGGTGTTGCGTATGTGGGTGAAAAAATTATCCCTAAATTTGAAATTGCACATGTGCCATTGACACTTGTTTCTAGCACTGCACAGATGACAGGCAACGTTGCTACTTTGCCTTATACACATAGTATTTTGGCAGCACAACCTATGTCATCTAGGGTGACAAACATCAACCCATTTTCTGTGTTCTCATGGAATGGCGATATGACAATCACCCCTTCTCGCGATGAGTGGGTAGAAATTGAAAATCTCCCTACTAACTTCACATCAACAACTGAGTTTGTGACGGTTACTCGTTGGGTTCAGTTGGTGGCGGGTAGAGCAAACGGTGGATGGGGTGGCGGCTTGGTTGGCGACTCTAATAGCATGAACTGATAGCTGTTAAATACTCCATGAATTATTGGAAAGAATGTAAATAAAAATGGCAACTCGCAGCGTTAGCACACGAAACTTAGTGGGTAAGACTTCACTGTCTTTTATCCGGTCACAAGTCATCTCTTTTAAAATCACAGGCACTAAACCAAATACAAGAATGTATGCATTCTTTGATGGAGTGCTTGTTGATCAGTACATTAACCCACGTGGTGCAGGCCAAGGTGCGGTTAGTGTTACTGACGCATCAGGCGCACTCCATGGTACGTTTACGATCCCAGGAATGACCTTCAACACCGGCAACCGTGAGTTGAAATTTCTCGATACAGAGGCTTACCAAACAACGTCGATCCCTGGATCAACAGTTGGTACAGCAAATGCTACATTTTTCGCTAACGGCTTAAAAGAAACATATCAAGAAACAATCAATACTACAACCACAGTTACGCTTGAAAATGTGGTGTTTATTCCTGCTCCAGAACCTAGAGATACCTCTCGTGGTACTGGTGATCCTTTGGCACAGTCATTTTTTACTTATGGTGTCACAGGTGGTTGCTACATTACTAAGGTAGATATATTCTTCCAAAGCAAAGACCCATCGATTCCGGTCACACTTGAATTGCGCGAAATGAGTAATGGATATCCGGCTCAAAAACGTGTTTCTACTCACTCTGTCGTGACACTTGCACCATCGGCTGTAAACCTTTCAAACACTGCTGCGGTAGCAACATCATTTACATTTAGTCGGCCCATTTATTTGGAAGAAAACCGCGACTATTGTTTTGTGCTTTTAGCAAATAGTAACCTTTACAACGTCTGGACGTCTAAGCTGGGTGAAAAGTCTATTGAGAATAGTCGCACTATTTTTCAACAACCTTTTATCGGGTCGCTGTTTAAGTCAGAAAACAACGTCACATGGACAGCCGAACAGACCGAAGATATCAAATTCAACTTGTTCAAAGCATCCTTTGCAACTGGTACTTCAGCGCTTACATTCAAGGCAATTGCTAATGATATTTTGTTGCCAGGTACACTGTTTTCAGTAACTAATGGCTCCCCTGTCGTTACCGCTAAATTTGACTTTGAGCATACACACAAAACAGGCGACAAAATCTATCTGACTGGTAACGGATCGACTTATCGCGGTATTCCTAATTCCGCAATCAGTGATGTGAATGGATTGACTGTTACCACGATTGATGAAAAGACACTGACATTTACTGTTGGTGTCAATGCTACATCTACAGGTACTTTGGAAACTGCTGGTCGCGTCAATTTTGTGGCGGTTGATTCTGGTGGTAGTGGATATGTTGCACCAACAATTTCTTTCTCTGGTGGTGGAGGTTCTGGTGCCACAGCAACTGCAACAGTGGTTGGGGGTCGTATAACGGCTGTCACAGTCACAAACGGCGGTTCTGGATACACGAGTACCCCAATCTTGATTCTAAGCGACTCATCGGGTTCTGGTGCGTCTCTGGTGCCTGTTGCTGATGCTGTGTTTATCGGTGCTATCAATCGCCCATATCAGACTGTGATTCCTTACATGGTGGCGTCGGCGCCTGGGGCAACTGATATTACCAACACCATCAAAGCAAGTAACACAGATTATGTTGCGGGTGAGCATATTGATGCACCTATTAACAAGCCTACTAACATGCGTAAACGTGGTGCGCTTGTCAACAACTATGTGCAAACAACCTTGTATGGTTCGACAAACAGTACAGAGATGATTACTCGTTTAAGTTCCACAAATTCAAACATATCTCCTATGGTTGATATGGGTGAAACTCCTGCTGTGCGACTTTATAACTTTTTAGTCAATGGTTCTTCTAACGGAGCATCCGAAACCAGTCATACAACTGGCACTGCGAAAGCACGATATATCTCTGCACCTGTTACTGTTGAAACTGTATCAAAGGATGTGCGAGTTTTAGTGGAAGCTGCGTCTATCAACACAACATCTTTTGATGTGTTTGTTAGAACGTCTGTATCAAATTCTTCTACCAAACACACTGATGGTGATTGGGTCAAGTTGAATTGTAAAACACAAACTAACTTGTCAGGAACTTTGGATGAGTTTAAAGATTATGAGTTTGTGACTGCATCTCAACTGCCATTATTTGATGTGTACGATATCAAAATTGTTTTGTACTCTGAAAATAAATACGATGTACCACAGATTAATAACTATAGGGCTATCGTTCTGGCAACATAAATGAGACAAGTTTTTGACAAAAACGGCAACCCCATTAAGGGGTTATTTAGACGGGTTGATGATAGCTTAGTTGTTATCAACTCAACAGAATTTGAAAAAAACAAACTATCACATGATGCATTTCAGTCATTAAATAATGAAGTGCAAACACTAAAAGCACAGATTGCAGAAATTTTGGAAAAACTTAAATGCCAGTAAACATCACATATCGCGGAAGCGCAAGTGCGCCAATTCCATCTCAGACAACAGTTAAAAACTCCATGCTCACAAATAGTGAGGTGGATGGAAATATGCGCTCGTTGGTAACTGAGATTGATACAAAGGCAACTATAACTGATGTTCAACAAGCAGAAGCAAATTCAATTTCTTCGGCATTAGCGCTTTCAATAGCTTTAGGATAATTACAAATGGCAAATATTTTTAAATCAAGTGCTGCAGCCTCTATTGGTCAGTCTGGCACAACTGTTTACACAGTTCCTGTCGGCACAACTACAACTGTTATTGGTCTATCTGTAGCAAACACACTCACAACTTCAACCGAAATTAATATTTCAGTTCGTATTACAAAATCTGGTGTTTCTTATTTTGTTGTGCGTAATGCACCTGTAATTCCAGGTGGCGCTCTTATTGTTTTAGGTGGTGATCAGAAACTAGTTCTTGAAGCAGGTAACTCGCTTGAGGTGTTTTCAAGCCTAAATGGAAGTGCTGATGCTGTGCTGTCATATTTGGAAATTAACTAATAATGAAATACATTGGTAATACCCCATACGGTACCGTTGATACTGCTGGTATTGATGACGGTGCTATTACTACGGCTAAATTAGCCGCTGGTTCTGTTATCACATCTAAATTAGGTGTTGGTTCGGTTAACAGTGCAGTTATTTCGGATACTGCAGTTATTACATCTAAACTTGCTGATGGTAATGTCACCGCAGCAAAAATTGCTGACTTAAACATCACCACAGCTAAACTTGCTGATGGTGCAGTTATTACATCTAAACTTGCTGATGGTAATGTCACCGCAGCAAAAATTGCTGACTTAACTGTTACCAGTTTAAAAATAGCTGATTTGAACGTCACAACACAAAAAATTGCAGACTCTGCGGTTACTGAAGCTAAAATTCTAAATAATGCTGTCACCAGTTTGAAAATTGTAGATGCTGGTGTTACTGAAAATAAAATTTCAAATGGTGCAGTCACTACAACTAAAATTGCTGATGGTAATGTAACAACTGCAAAATTAGCAAATTCTTCAGTAACTAATGCAAAATTAGCTGATGGTAATGTCACTGAAGCTAAAATTGCTGATAATGCAGTTACAAACTTAAAAGTCGCTAGTGGTGCAATTACTGAAGCTAAAATTGCTGATAATGCAGTTACAAACTTAAAAGTCGCTAGTGGTGCAATTACTGAAGCTAAAATTGCTGATAATGCAGTTACAAACTTAAAAGTCGCTAGTGGTGCAATTACTGAAGCTAAAATTGCTGACGGTGCAATCACAGACGTTAAATTTTCTGGTGCATTAAGTGTTGCAAAAGGTGGTACTGGGGCAACCGATATTATTACTGCTAGAGCTAATTTAGGTTTGGGTAGTGCTGCTACACGCAATGCAGGTACCCTTGCTGGTGAAGTTTTATTATTAGCAGAAACAAATAAATTACCTACATTAGATGCAAGCAACTTAACAGGTATTCAATCAGTTCCAATTGGTGCTACAATAGAATGGAATGCGACAATTGAACCAACAAACTATATGTTTGAGGATGGTCGCGCCATTTCACGAACAACCTACGCAGCATTATTTTCTATTATTGGAACGACATTTGGTGCCGGTAACGGATCAACAACTTTTAATATTCCAAACTCCTTAGATCGAGTTGCTGTTGGTGCCGGTAACTTATATGGGCTTGGTGCTACGGGTGGTAGCAAAGATGCGATTGTGGTTGCTCACGGCCACAGTGTTTATGACCCCGGACACGGCCACTTCATCCCCGGCGCAGAGTTCGGCACTGCTGGCTACGGCAACGGCGGCGTGATCACCAAATCAACACAAAACCTCGGTGAAGGGCGGCTAGAGGCGGCAGCTAACGCAACCGGAATCTCCATCAACAACACCGGCTCATCCGGCACTAACGCCAACATGCCGCCATATATTGCAAAACGTAAAATTATCCGAGTATTGTAAAACCAAATGTTTAAAGAAGCACTCGGTGCGCTATCGTCATCACTCGTTGGTGCGGTAAAAGATACCGTATCTGAATATAAGCCTACCGCCCGTAATATGGGTGGGGCCTTTACTCGGATTGCGCAACAGGGTATTGCAAATCTATCATTTCGTTCGCCTATTCTAGCTGATATGGCGGCGACGATGTTGCACAACTTTCAGCATGAGTTGGCTAACAGAGAAACAGTTAAACAATATGTCGCATCCGATAAGTCACAGGGCTTACGTAATGCTGTTGAGGATAATTTAGGCAAAGATGCATCAAAGGAAAAAATTGATGCTCAAATGTTTAAAATTCTTGACAAAATGCGTAGTCTTGTTGAACGAGAAGGTGAAAAGGCTGCGAAAACATCAGACACGTTCAAAATGTATGGTGAATTCTTTGAGAAGTTCAAAAATGATTTGAACCCTAAGCGTGAGCCAAAAAATCAAAGTGGACAAGGAAATGGTCAAGGTGACGTTATTTCTTCTGGCACACTTGAT